CTGATTGGAATTTAAAACTTCCTCCATCTGAAGAAGAAGATGAAATTGCTGTTCTTCGTAAAAGAGAACTAGAAATTAGTATTGCTGCTGCGATAAAGAATTTAGGATTTGAAGTAGAAATGGATGAAGACGGTCAATTTACTTTTAATAAGCCCGAACCTAAACCGGAAGAACCCCAAGCACAAGCAGGTGGAGAACAACCAATAGCAAATGACCCATTGGCGGGTTCGGATTTAGACCAACGGGATTTAGACGAAAACATGAGAAACATGGCACAGGGAGGTAATCCTATGCCTACGCCTCAAGCAAATCCAGCGACAACTAGAAATAAGCCCTCGATGAATCAAGGGCCGGATAAGAGACTCACAGGACTACCGCTTGATGCGGGAAATCAAAATAATGACAAAAGAACAGAAAGAAGGATTGGTTAAAATGGATTGGCGAGAAGTAATTATTAAAAGAAAGCAAATAAAAGATAGAAGTCGGCAAAAGCCACAAACTAGAATGGCTGGTGGAAGTAAGCCTTCTCAATCTAATGAACAGTATTTACAACATTATTCTAATAAGGATGAAACTGATTTGGATGAATATGCTGATGATGAAATGGATAGACTTGCTAATATGACAAGAGAAGACTTAGAAGATAAGGTTTTGGAAATGATTGATGGATTTAGTAAGGAACAATTGCTAGAGTTATTAGAATCATCTCTAGGTGATATTAAAGTTCATAATATTGAATATGAAGATAACAGGAGTGCTTAATATGACTGAAGATTTAAAACAAAAGCAAATACGATTGACTAAAGAATTAGCACAAGTTAAGGCATTAAACTCTAGCACTAATACTACCCTAAAGAAAACAAGAGATTTTTCAGTGGGTGTTCCTGCTGATAGTAGTCACAAAACATCACCGTCTTCTGCTGATATTCCTGATGTAGTGTCTCTACCTCCTAAGCGTAGAGGAAAGACTGAAAACATTCCATACTGAGGCGATTACTTGATATTTGAATTATCTAAAAACAAATCTTTGCATTATCTTCTTAGTAAAGTAGATTTGGATGAAGAGACTTCTAAGTTAGTAGAAGAGAATGCTTCTGCTTCTTTAATTAAAATGTCTTTAGAAAATAATATTAATTCAAGCAATTTAATTGTATATAGAAAATATATTATTAAAGCAGATGAGGAAGATAAAGAAGAAAAAAACCGGATTAAGGATGAACTTAGAAGTGAAAGTCTTGATGATGTAGAAGAACAAAAACGAAAAGATTCAGAAACAGTTGGCTTCGGGCAAAGTCGTAAAGATGCGAACCTTCGTGCTGCTAAAAAGGAAAAAAATATTTTAAGTTCAACTAAAAAGAAAAAAGCCTTAAGTGATGCACAAGAGATTAAAAGAATGGTAGAGGGGATGGAAGGAGTTTTATCTACTGCCACTATTGAAGAATTAAATGGAAAATTAACTATTAAACAAGGAGGAAGGGCTTTTAGACAAATTGCACCTACCGCCGCAAAATCTAATAAATTAATTAAACTAATTCAAGAAGTCAAACCTGAGTATTTAGAAAAACTTTTTACTGGGTATATTGCAACCCATAAAGACGGATATAGAGTGTTTGATGGTTTTACTTCTAAAAAAGATAAAGATACTAAAGAAATTCAAGAGACTCCTTCATTAACTCGAAGTGTTAATATAGATGAGTTACAATCAAAACTTAATGCTCTTGTTGAGGAAAAACACACATATAAGGGCCAAACAGAACCATTGATTCTTAGAATGCTTGGTCTGTTACACATAAAAACTTTTAAATATACTCCTATTTATTTAAAAGATACTCGACGATATAAAAATGAACTAAACGATATTAGAAGACTTACTATGGGTAAAAGCCCAATGAAGGTGGGAGTAGGTGAAAAAGTGCTTAATAAAATTAAGAGTTTAGATAAGAAACTTTTCTCCTTGCAGTATGTTTTAGAAGATACTTACACTAATATATCCACTTTAGATAAGGCTAAGAAAAACATTACTATATTAGTTGAAAAGAAAATTAATAGATTAGTTACTAGTTACAGAACACTTGTTGCAGAAAAGAAAATAGATAAAGAAGATTTTAAAAGAATGAAAAATCTTTTAGATGAACTTAATAAAAATCCTGCTGCTTATGAAGATGAAGCAAGAGAAGAGATTGAACAAGACATAGATACAGAGCGTCGTAAGTTGGAAACTTATATACGAAAGATAGAATCAATTGCCCCCTTGAAAGAAGTAAATAGTGAACTCAAAATGATTATAAATGATTACGATAAGAAAGTTTCTATTCAGGCTGTTAATGCTATTTTAAGTAAAATTTTAAATGCACAGGTTAAAGCAAATGTAACCTTTAATAAATTAAATAAATTATTGGAAGAAAACCAAGATAAAATTACATTAGGTGTTTCTTCATATTTGGAGGATAGTGCTGACTCATCTCAATTAACTATGGATTCAGAAGGTATAGATTACGAAGGAATGGCTACCGTTAGTGCTGAATTTAACAGTAAGGTTGATAAATTAACAGAAAAAATAAACGGTTACACTGAAATAGTTAAAGCGCAGACAACTGAATTAAGAACACTAATTTTTGGAGAGGGGCAATAATGACTTGGGATTACTACGGAGAAGGAGAAGAATTTATTCTTAAAGAGAAGAAACAAGTTCCAAAAGAACTCCTTGATTCTTTAGATGCTAAAGGCCGAAAGAAACTAAAAAAGATTCTTCAATCTTCTGAACCTACTGAATTTTTTGGGCAGGACTTTACTAAATTAGGTGAGTTAATAGATGTTCTTAAAGAATTAGACTTGACTAAAAGTGACAAGAAACTAAATAAAAAAATGAAGTCAATGGATGACAGGAATATTGATATAGTCGCTACTGCTACCAAACTCCGTAAGGAGTATGAACTACTCTACCGGCAATTAAGGGATTTAGTTTATCCTAGTAATAAAAAGGAAGTGAAAGAATGACGAATGAAAATAGTATAAGCGCAGACATGTTAGAAATAGTAAAGGCTCTAAGTGCAAAAGTAGAAGCACTTGAGAAGACACTATATGCTAAAGATAATCTTTTAATGAAAGCAGGTTTAGTGGTGACTAATTCACCTACCCCTGCACTTGATAATGCAATTGGTGGTGCTGGTGCAATACCAACGACAGATGTTGCTGATATGGATTGGTCTTCAATTCATAAAATGGTAGCAAAAATGGAGTGATTTAAATGCCGGAAAGAGTAACAAGAGAAGAAAGAAAAATTAGCCTATTGATTGAAAAAGCAAGAGCAGCAAAAGAGTTGCTTAGTTTGTCTTTAAATGATAACAATAGAAGTCCTGAAGAAGATGACATGGAAGAAGTTAAACTTAAGAAGCCAAAGGCTAAAGAAGATAAACCTAAGTTTAAACCTAACATCGGCCCTGCTTCTAATCATGCGTATGCAGGTGAAGAAACATCAGTTAAGAAAGCCTATGGGATGCCGGATAATGAGTCTAGGTTGGATAACTTAGGTAAATTACAGGTAATGATTGAGAGTGCGATGGAGTTTGCTGTAAAAATAGCCGATAAGAAATACAGCCAAGAAGTTAATGATTTGGAAGAAGTCTTGAGGCATTTGGAAAGAGCAGAATCTCTAGTTTTTGAACTCACAGATAAATTGATGTGAGTTAAATGAAACTCGGTTCTATTGAGAAGGATAAACAGCCTTCTTTAGAAATTACTCGCCTATTTGAGAGGACTAGGGTAGCCTATCTTTCGGCTAAAACTGACCCTTCAGAATACGGTGGTCGTTGGAGAAAGGCAGTTGATTTAATCATAGAATCATATAATGAACTTGATTCTGCTGGAAAGGAACTTAACAACTTCATAGATGAAAAGGACTTAACTAGAAAAGAAACCAAAAACCCTACTAGTAGAGAAGCCCAAGAGTTGTATGAAAATATAAAACTATTAAGGTATTCTTCCGAAGTAGTAGCAGACCCCTTCGCTGAAAGGTTCAAGGGTGATGTCCTTGAAGAATTGTTATCTAATCCTGAAAGTATGCTTAAATTTGTCCACTATGCTTTAAGGAATGATAGTAAAGCCCTATCTAAAGAGGTTTTAAGCATTAAAGACATGCAACCCGACTCAATTACGGCAGGTCTTATGGGTCTTGACATAGAATCGGAGGACATCGCCCTCTATCTTATCGAGCATTACGGAGATGGAAAAGACTCAAGGAAGGTCGAATCCAAAGTAAAGGCCGCTATGGATATGCTAGAACTAGTATTCTTTTCTCAACATGAAGAAAAAGAATGGACTGAATTAAAGGATATTGCTAAATCAGAGGAAAAGAAATCTATTACTCATTTTATTATCCCAAATAAACCTATGTATCGTATTTTTGAAATAGATGATATTAAAGAACTTAAAGGATTCAGTGGTGATTGGTATGTTCAAGAAAAGTATGATGGTATGAGAATTCAATTACATAAGTTAGATGGTAAAGTTACTATCTATTCTTATAATGAAAAAGACATAACTGATAAGTGTCCAGAACAAGTCAAAGAACTTAAGAAGAAAGAATACGGTGACTGTATTCTAGATGCTGAATTAATTCTATTTAAGGGTGAAGAGTCTTTACATAGAGCCGATACTGTGGCACATGTATTCAAAGGTAAGTATAAAGATGCTGACTTAAGATGCCATGTGTTTGATATTATACGACATGAATCTCAAACCTTAACTGATGAAGAACTAGATTCAAGGATGAAAATACTATTTAATAACTACTCTTCTAAAACCAATCATGCGATTGCTTATCCTTCTAAGAAAGATACTAGAGAAGCAGATAACTTACAGGATATTGAGACTTATGCTAAAGAGATGATGGAAATACCAACCTCCGAAGGAGTAGTAATTAAAGATGCTACTTCTACTTATTACATAGGCACTAAGAAAAATCCTAAATGGATTAAGTGGAAGAAGTTTGTTGATTTAGATGTTATGGTTTTAACTAAAAATAAAACCAAAAGTAATTTATATTCTTATGGTTTGGGTATTGGGCCGGTAACAGAAGACTTAGGTAACTTAGTTGAAATTAAAGGCTTTAATTACATGAATGTAGGTAAGGCTCTTAATACTAAAATTTCAGTAGATGTTGGAGATATTATCCGAGTAAAGGTAGATGAAGTTAAAAAGAAAGGAGAAACATACAGTCTCTACTCCGCTAAAGTAATCGAAGTTCCTGAAGTAATTCTCCCAGATAAATTAGTTACCTTAGAGTTTTTATCAAGAGATACTAAGAAGTCATTGAACTACGATGTAGAAGCATTGACTAAAGGAATTAGAGTAACTGATTACATACACGGGGAAACTAATTTAATTATAAAATCAGGATTAGATGGCTTTACTATCTATGGTTTTGAAGAGGATAATTTAATGTCTAAGAATGCTTTGAATGATTTAGATATGTGGAAGCAACAGGCTATTGATATTATGAAATCAAAGCAAAGTGAATTAACAGTTGCTATCTTTCAATATCTAAAAACAAATGGGCCTAAAACTGCTAATGAATTACACGCCTATTTAAAAGAAAAACATACTGACTTATATGGAGAGGTTTTAGATTCAGATAAGAGTAAAGTAAAGGAATGGTCTTCTTTAAGGGATGGAATAAGCACAATAGATGATAAGTTGTCGGCTGATGATGATAAGATTATGCAAGAAGAAGAAATTCTTAAATCAATGAGTGCTATGATGGCTCAAGAATCAAAAGTAAAAGAAAGAATGGCTAAACCTACCATGAGAGTAGAAGAAGAATCTAATGTAAATCAAGATGTAGCAGAAATTGAAATTGATGCTGATTCTTCGGGAGATTGTTGCCAACAATTAAAAGATGATTTTATAAATACTCGTAGAAGCAAATTAATGGATGCACTAGACAGACATCATGGTTCTTGGGAAAAAACGGTGGCTGACCTTATTAATGGTGGTGAATCCATATATGCTGAAACAGTTGAAAAAGAAATGGATGATTTCATTGATTTTATAAATATGCTGGACTGTGAAGATGATTACTTCTTACCAGAAACAAACATCTTTGATTCTGACAAAGAAGCCTATGAAAGATATAAAAATTGTATTTCTTTTGGTTCGGGCTTTTCGGATAAGTATGCTATGCTTAAAGCCTATAAAACTCCTAAAGAACTAAGAGAAGGTCAATTCAAGTTATACTCTAGAGAAGATGATAACTTAACTTTAGCAATCAAATTAGATAAAGAAACTATGTTTTGGACTATTGAATTAGACGACCAAAAGGAACTCTTTGATTTGTTTGGTGCGGCTGGTAAATACCCAGCAGAAGTTTCAAAGAACCTTGAAAGAGGTAAAGTTGTAGATTCTGGTAAAATTGAATTAGGTGTTCAAAAAGATGGCTACCATGAGTATTTCTTAGAAGGCAATAAGTTTGAAACTAAAATGCACTTTAGAGTCATACCAGTCAAAGGAAAAACAATGTGGTTGGCTTGGACAGGCTTCAAACAGCAACCTGCTGATGATGATTCGGATGAAGGGAAGTGGAATATCTATACAGATAGATACAATAAATTACCCCTACCCAATAAAAAGTAGTGTTCTTTATATAGTGGTTGAACCAAGAAAGGGTTGAGGAAGAATGAGTTCGGCGGTAATGTCAAACAGAACTAACGAGTTCAGGATTCTCAAAAGCGACGATTTAATGATTGGTGGTTATGCTTCTATTGAAATCGTTGATAAACAGAATGACCTCATTACACTCAAAGCACTTAAAGACGCAACAAACAAATACATGGAGAACCCTAAATTTAGAAATGTAATGACTAATCATTCTAATGTTCAAGTAGGGGAAGTTGTAAAATCATACAGAGATAAAACAGGAAAACTTTGGAAAACAGAAGTAGATGATGTAGGATTCTTTGTAGTAATTAAATTAAGAGACGATATAGAAAAAGCCAAAGAAATTAATAGAGGCATTAGAAAAGGTTCATTGAGAAGTTTTAGCATTGGAGGCCAAGCACTAGAAAAAGTAAAAAAAGACCACCAAGAATTAGGACAATACAATGAAATTAGTAAATTAGAACTGCACGAAGTAACTATATGTGAAAAAGGAATAAACCCCGAAGCAAGATTTGATATTCTAAAACAAGACAAAACAACAAATAAGGTGAAAAAAATGAGTAAAATTGAAAAAGCACTAGCAGAATTAGACGCACTTATGGCAGAAGTTAATACTCTCCGTAAGGAAGAAGATGAACAGATGGCTATGCCCGAAGAAGAAAAGGGAATGGCTATGATGGGAGAGGAAGAAGAAGAAAAGATGAACCTTGAAGAAGAAGAAAAGGGTGAATACATGGATGATGAAGCCAAAGCCCTTCTTTCTACTCTAGATGGTGCAGGTGTCGAAATTGGCGAACCTGCTGACCGTGTGGTTATTGTAAATGGAAAGCCAAAGGCTTCCGATTTACCAGTAGTTAAGGCATTTGATAACAATGACCTAGAGACTCTTGATTTGTCTGTTGGTAACATTGAAAAGGCTTACGGTGCTTTCCGTCAAGAACAACTTGAAAAGTTGGCTTACGACAACCTTCAAAAGTCTTTTGCAAACCGATTTAAGAATGAAGTTTCAAACCGAGAGAACCTTCTATCAAAGTCTCAATATGACGCACAAGCAGAAATTGCTTCTATGAAGCAAGAGTTCACTCAATTGCGAAAGTCTTTGACGGCTGAGAAGGAAACAATCCTTAAGGCTCAACAAGAATCAGTAGTTACACTCCCAAGTATGGATGAATTGGCCGAGATGAATTGGTCTGACATTCATAAAATGGTAGGAGGCGTTTAAGATGAGTTACATTAATACAATTGCAGATTTAGAAGCACAGACATACGGAACAGGCGCAGTAGGCACTTTTGGCAATTCTTTGCTAAAGGCCGCAGGAGGTCTTTCTGGACTTCATGCAGCACACGACGCAGCAACCCAAACAAACCCAATTACCGGAATTGCAGGTAATCTTTACAATCAAATCTACGGTCAAAAAGTTTGGTCTATGCTAAATAGAGAGTGTAATGCACTATCTATCATTTCAAAGCGACCTTATACTTCTAGTGGTTGGAGAGTTCTTTCCGAGCGACCTGCTGGTGGTAGTGGTAATTTCCTTGATATTGGAGTTACTGGTGATTCTACTTTGACTACTCTTGGCGCATCTACTCTTAGAGCAGATTTGATTGGTGGTGTTCCTGAGAATGCTGGTTTGAATACCGCAAATGATGGACTTGGCCCAATTGCCCCAACTTACACTACACTATTTACAAGCCCTAAAATCGTTGCTCATCAATTTGATTTCAGCGAATTGGCTATGGAAATGGCTCAAATTGACGACGGTATCGGTGATATTAGAGCGCAATTGAGAGAAGATATGGGTAAGCATCACGCTGAAGTGCAAAATGCTATGCTTGTTATGCCTTTGGAAAACTATGATGCAGGTTCAGCAGTTGCTACAACTACTGTTGCTAACATTGATAGAAACTATACCTCTCTTTATAAGGTTATTACTTCTACTGCTGAATTAGCGGCTATGGAAACTGCAAACCTTGTTGGTGATGCAGACGGAACAGCAACAAGCCACATTTACGGTTCAAGCCGTGATAACGCTTCGTTCCTTGATTCGGCTGTTTCTTTTGGTGCTACTTATGCTTCTACTGCGGCTCGTCAATTGACTCTTACTGTTCTTAACAGTATGATTCGTGACTTGCGAATTGCTGGCGGTTCACCAAAGGTTATTCTAACTGGATATGATACTCTACAAACACTTTCTGACCTTCTACAAGCCCAAGAACGCTTTATGGATAGAAAAGAAATCGTTCCAACAGTGAACGGTGTTCGTGGTGTTAAGGGTAGTGAAGTCGGATTTAGAGTTTCAACCTATTACGACATTCCTTTGATTCCTGTTGCGGCTATGCCATCAACAGGTGTTAATTCTTCTTGTATCGCTGATATGCTTTTCCTTGATACAGACCACCTTTGGTTGTCTGTTATGAAACCGACTCAATACTTTGAAGACGGTATTTCAAATGGAAACCCATTCGGTGTCGGAACACTCGGTAATAAGGCTCTATATCGAACAATCGGAGAAGTCGGTTGTTCTTACTTCAAAGGACAGGGGAAAATTACTAACCTCCTTTGAGGATATAGATAAAAAAAAATGGAGATGATTATATATGGCAGCATTAACAAGTAGCGTAAAACTAGAAATGAAATTAGAAGGAAACCGAAAGATTGTATATTTAACATATGCAAACGGGGCAAGTGGGGCTGGCGATACTTTAGCCGCCGGTCTGTTTGGCTCTATTACTAGCATTGATGCAGTAATACATGGTGATTCAACCGCTACTGGCGGATTTGTAACCACTGTGGCTTTTCCAGCAACTTCTTTGGTATTAACCACTACTGCGGCAACCGGAACACTATTGATTATTGGGGAATGAGGTGTTTTAAATGGCACACACTGTTACACTAATAGCCGACCATAAGGGTTTTACTAAGCCTAAAGTGGTTGGTGACGAATACCGAGTTAGGGCTAGAGTGAATATAACTACCTATCGAGAAGCAGTAGTTACTACTACTTGTAATTTGGTTGCTTCGGCAAATACAATTACAGAAGCAAGTGGAACTTCAATCTTTCAACCAACAGTAGGAAGACACATTCAAATTGATAATCCTGCGGCGGCAGGAAACGGTGGCGTAAACATTAAATTGGTTACTGCGGCTACTGCTACTGTAATTACAGTAGATGCAACAGAAGGCGGTGGAATTTCAGATAACGCAACAAACGATGAAATTGCGATTTCTCATGCTTATGAGCCACTTACTGCGGCTGAGTTTGGTTTAAAATCAATTGTTTCTATGAATGTTATTGGTCAAGAATCACTTCTTCACCAATTTACTCCTGTTGTGGGGGTTCTTGGAACTAATACTATGGCTAGCCCTACTACTGAACTGGAACTAAGTGCAGTTGTTCGCTCTACCGGAGTTAATGCTGCTACTAGTGATTTAGGTTTTATTACCGTAGAAGTCTACGGAAATCTTTAAGGTGATTTAATTGGCAACAATTAAAGTCCATGACGGGGCAACGGTTTGGTCTGTTCCTCTTTTTGGGGAGATAGTTAGTAGAAGTAATTCTATTGATGTAACTGTTATGCAAGCCCTTGCGAGAGTAGGAGATACTAACTTAATGGTTTCTTTTGATGAATCGGATAGAGAAGCACTTGAAGCAGTAGAAGAAAAACAATTTGAAATACTTTCTATTGAATTAGGTAAGGCAGTTAAATCTAATAAAGACTTGTTAGATTTATTGCTTCCTAAGCCGGTTGTTAAAGTTGAACCTAAGAAGTCAATTTTACCAAAGGTAAAGAAAGCCGCACCTAAAGCAAAAAAATCCGAATTGTCTGAGTAATCAGCCAATAGGGTTAAGAGGGAGAACCCTCGTAGCATGATTGAACGGAGAGTATGAAGATGGCGAGTTGCAGAAGTAGCGGAGTATTGACAGCAGATGCGGTTATTTCCGCCGAGAGATGTAAATTAATTAGCATTCATGCTCAATTAACGGGAACAGCAGCAACCACTGTTAAAGTGTTTGATAGTGCTACTGAAGCGTCTGGTAAAGAATTAGCAAGAATGATTCTTCAAGCACCAACTAATGCAGATGCTTCTATACAAACTGGAACAGCATGTATGGAATTTGACATGCATGGTGTTCTTGCTGTTAATGGATTGTTTTTACAGATTACATCCGGTGGTTCTACTGGTGCGGCTGTTTCAGTTGAATATAATTGAGGTTGATTAATATGCCAGCATTAAGTAAAGATACTAGATTAGTTATGACAATTTTATTTGTCGGTGTAATGAGTGGAACAAATGTTTGGGCTTATTCCGCATTTGGAACAAACTTTCCTTACGGGCCATTAGCACATTCCTTTTTATTCGGTTTAGGAACAATAGGTTCAATTATGGTTATGAAAGCCCTATTTGATTTAGCCTTGAATGATAGAATTGAAATGTGGTTGCTTGATAGAAAAATTCAAGCGTTTTGGGCAAGAAAGGGAAGAGATGAACAACAAAAGCAGAAACTTAGAGAAAATGCTAAACAATATTCTTCTTTCCAATACCAAACAATTCAAGAAGAAGAAAATTCTATTGGAAACGAATTCCTAGCCGCCCTTCAATGAGGTGGTTAAGTGGTTCTTGGCGATATAATGGGTTTTTCTGACTCGGATTACGCTTATAATCAATCAAGAGCGCATTCCGCAGATGTATTCTTTGTTAAAATGAGAATGTGGTTTTGGGGTTCTTTCTTCTGTTTATCTGGTTTTCTCATAGGTAATATTATGGGTGTCTTTGACATTAACATTATGGGATGGGTAATTGATAAACTTTGGAACAGTTGGGGGCATTGATTATGTCTATTATGACTGGGTTTGCTATTCTTGTTGGAGAAGCCGTAATTGGTATGTATAAAAAACTTCACGCTATTAACTTTGGAGTGTATGGTGCAACAATGGTTGGTAAAACTACTTTAAGTCATCAACTAAGAACAAGAGGAGAAGTTCCTCAAGTTAATGAAAGAACCGTAGGGATGCACAGAGCCTCTAGAAAAAATGTTAAAATAGATGGTGATTCTCACACTATTAAAAGTGCAGATATTGGTGGAGAAGCAATATACTGGAAAGACTGGGCTAAAGATATGCAAACTCGTAGAGTTAAATACATTATTTTTATGATAGACCATAGACATTTAGAAAGCAAAGGTAACTTAGACCATCAATTAGCATGGAAATTTTTAGTAGATTCAGTAGTTGCTGATAGGTGGCCCACAGGTAAAAAGAAAAAAGATTCCGATTTTCCAATAGCAATAGGAATATGGGCTAACAAATATGATATATGGGGAGACAAATACCCATTAGAAGAAGGACAAACAATAGATAAACATGAAATTTATGAACCCTTTAAATACGGAATGAGACAATTAAATGATAAAGGAATACCTTGTTTTAAATATATTGTTTCTGCAAAATCCGACCCCGAAATGGTGTATAAAGGAATTACTACAATGATAAAAGATTACTGAGGAATGAATATGTATAATAACCAACTAATAGGCCAAACAACTGGACAGAACTTTAACCCTGCTTTATCTCCATTAAAGCAAGCAAGGGCTACTGGAACAGTTACTGAATATAAGTTTATTACAATTAAACCTAAGAAACAACTGAAAGAATTAACTTTAGTATTGAGAAGTGAACCTAAAAAATTCCTAGGAATTAAATACGGAAAGAAATTTAATTTGAAAGATAGATGTGTTGTTTGTGGATTTCATCATCTTTGGGAACAAGGAGACTATTTAAGACCTCCAATTCCTTTAGATAATGTCACTAGAGGAAGACCCTTAATGGGAACTTATTGTCCTAAACATGCGGCTTTCTATATGCAATTAGAAATGCTTCAACAACAAATACTCGCAGACAAGCATGGATTAGAATTTAAAGCCTTTGTTCCTAAAATGCCTAAAATGCTTAGAAGTGGCCCAATTAACAATTTAACTAAGAATGATGTTGTCGCCTTGACGGAAGCAGGTTGGTTTATAAGGCCACCCGCATTAGGAGATAACAGGACAGCCACCGAAGAGGTTATCCGATTGATAACTGAAATCAATATAATGACTGAAAGACTCACTCTCTTGATGTTAAAAAACGGAGTTAAGGCAACGAATGATTTAACTCTAACTAAAGAAGAAACAGAAAAGGAGATATAATTATGGGAGTATTTGGAACAAGCAACGGAACAGTAATGGGTGCGGTAAATGCACAAAGCGACCAGCAATTTAAGAATGTAAATAACTTACTTTCTTTGCAGGACAATCATGTAGAAGAGTTTTTTCAATATCATGGTGAACAATTCTTAACTACATTTGAGAAAATGATGGAAGATGTAGTTGAAAGAGTAGTAAGCCAAATGCTTGCTAAGTTAGCATTCAGTCAAAATGGAAACATTATATCTGTAAATCCTGACGCTATGCGTGAGTATGAAAGAATTACACAAGAAAACATTGAATTAGATATTCAAAAAGTATTACAATCAGCAATCAATACAGAAGTAGTGAATCAAAGGAAACTTGCGAAACAACAATACCTTGAATCTCAAGGCTTTGGTGGCGGTTCGGGCGCAGGTATGAATCCGGTAGCCCCAAGTGCAGGTATGGCTATGGCCGGAGTAATGGGTAATCAACAACAATACCAACAAGGACAACAAGCCTTGAATAACGGTAGTGGTTATCCTATTCCTCCAAGTGGAACTGACGGATATGGCAGACCTTACTGGATTGATGCTCAAGGTCAAATGAGTTATGAACCTCCACAAAGCGGTTTACACCTTGGTTCAGCCATTCAAAAAGGTGCGGCTTGGGCTAAATGGTTAATGTGAGGTGAAACATATGTCTGTAAAGTTTAACTATGGAAATAGTCCTCAAAGTTTTCCGGAGTCTGCGACTTTCTTTCAGTCTTTAATGGAAGCCGCTATTTATGATAACTCCAACAGAACCTTTGTTACATTATTAAAACAAACAGCACGAACCGTAGAAGACGGTAAAGTAAACGAATTTTGGATAGAAATTAAAAAAATATTAGATACTGTATTAACTACTCCTTTGGAAAAATTTCTTAAAAAAGACACAGAGGCTTATAATAGGTTTATTAAGGTTAAAGTAAAGGGTGCTGGTTCAGTTGATAATGAATCTAATATTAAATTCTTACAAGATAAAACTTTGAAAGACCTTCTCGATGCTGATGTAAAAAACCGCCTATTGGGTGCGGGTGGTGCGACTGAAGAGTTTGGCAAAAATTTTGATGAATTACCTGCATTTGATATTGAAGAGTTTCTTGAAATCAAAGGTGATGCAGATGTAGCATATGATGTTATTTTAAGGGAAAAAATGGAAGACGGAATACCCTCAAGAATGTATAATATAACTCATAGTAAAGAGACTTCTGCTTTGGATGCCATGATAGAAAGTAAGATTTGGAATTATGATGATGGCGATATGCAAAATGCAAAATTAGAGCATATTACAGAACTAACAGGACAGTCTCCTAAATTTGTTAAATCAAGTGGCAAATCTAAATTAGACATCAAGGCAATTAACTATTCTTTTGCAGTTCCTCCTATTGTTATAGAAACTATGAAGAAAAAATTCGCAGGTGATTTTGTTACTGAATACACCTTAACAAAAGAAGAAAATAAAAGAGTATTTACCGAAGGTAAAACCACTAAAATTATGGGTGGTAAATTTGAAATGTTAAATCCGGCTACATGGCCTAGAGGTTTTATTATGAGTATTTTTGAAAGTAAAAAACCAATAGGAACTGCCTCTAATAGTAAA